AAAATCAGATAAATTATAAATAATTTAATAGAACTATCCAGTTACAGGAGAAAACGATGTCAATCGAACAAAAAATCGCAGAAATCTTAGCAGAATCAAAAAAGGCACAACTCAACGAGCAAGTCTCTGATGAGAGTGTAGAAGAAATTACTGAAGCTGAAGTAAATCCAGATAATGCACGTAATAACGTGGATAATGAAAAAGAAGCTGAAGGTGGTACTAGCAAGAAGCCGAACAAAGCTACTCAAGGTGCATCCGCACCAGAAGCAATGGCAGCTGGTATTAAAGAAGATATTGATGCGCTTATGAATGGTGAAGAACTTTCTGAAGAATTTAAACAGAAAGCAACTACTATTTACGAAGCTGCAGTTATGAATCGTGTTAAGCAAGAAGTAGCACGATTAGAAGAAGAATTCAAAAGCAAACTTGAAGAAGAAGTTGCTAAGAATGTAGAGGGTCTTGTTGAACAAGTTGATGGATACCTTGGCTACGTTGCCGAGCAGTGGATGAAAGATAATGAAATTGCCCTAGATCGTGGAATGAAGTCAGAAATTCTTGAGAGCTTCGTGTCTGGTATGAAAAATCTATTTGAAGAGCACTATATCGATGTTCCTGAAGAGCGTTTCGATGTGCTTGGCGAAATGGAAAATAAGATTGAAGAACTTGAATCAAAACTTAATGAACAAGTTGCGACAAACATCGAGATGTCTAAAACCATCTCTGAAAAAAATCGTGCTGAAATCGTTAAAAATATCAGTGAAGGTTTAACCAGCACTGAAGTAGAAAAGTTTAATAATCTTGTTGAAGAACTTTCATATGATGACGCAGAATCTTTTGAAACTAAAGTAAAGACTATCCGTGAAAGCTATTTCACAGCAAAAACGACCACTGTTAAATCAGTTGTTACAGATGCTCCAGTAGAAAATTTGACAGAAGAAAACAAGCCAAAACTTGATTCAACTATGTCAGCTTATCTATCAGCACTAAACAAAAACAAATAAGGAAAATAAAATGACTACTCGTCAAGATTTAGTAAAAAAATGGGCACCGATTCTTGAGTCGGACGCTGCATCCCCAATTAAAAATAATTACATCAAAGAAGTAACTGCAGTTCTTCTAGAAAACCAAGAAATTGAAATGCGTCGTGGTCGTGAAGCCATGGGCGAATTAAACGAAGCAGCACCAGCTAACGCTGTTGGCTCTTATGGTGATACTGGCGGTTTCGCTAAGTTTGATCCAGTATTGATCAGCTTGGTTCGTCGTTCAATGCCACAATTGATTGCGTATGATGTTGCTGGTGTTCAACCAATGACTCAGCCAACTGGTTTGATTTTTGCAATGAAGTCACGTTACAGCACTCAAGGTGGTACTGAAGCGTTGTTCAACGAAGCAGATACAGACTTCACTGGTACTGGTACTCACTCTGGTGTTTATGACTTTGCTGGTAGCGAAACTACTGGTTCTGGTCTAGCAACTGCTGACGCTGAGCGTCTAGGTCAAGGTGGTCAAGGTGATGGTTCCTTCGGTGCTATGGCTTTCTCTATCGAAAAAACTTCTGTGACTGCAAAGACTCGTGCTTTGAAAGCAGAATACTCTATCGAATTAGCACAAGACATGAAGTCTGTTCATGGTCTTGATGCTGAAGGTGAACTAAGCAACATTCTTTCTACTGAGATCCTTGCTGAAATCAACCGTGAAGTTATTCGTACAATTTACAAAACAGCAAAACCTGGTGCTGCAGTTGGTACTACTGCTGCTGGTACTTTCGACTTAGATACTGATTCTAATGGTCGTTGGTCTGTTGAAAAATTCAAAGGTCTAATGTTCCAAATCGAACGTGAAGCCAATGCAATCGGTCAACAAACTCGTCGTGGTCGTGGTAACTTTATCATCACTTCTGCAGATGTTGCATCTG